AGTCACAGTATAACTTGGAGCGTATCAATGTCTCTATACGGAAGAACTGACTCGGCAACCAACGTCACTAAAGCTGGAAGAGGTATTGCTGCGTCGTCTCAAGCAAAAACGGTTGTTTTCGTTGACGAAACGGAAGCAGCACTAGCAGAAAACAAAGCACGTGGAATCAATGCCCCTGGTTGGTGGTCATATTTCACATATACAGACGCTGATGGCAAGACCCGTCATAAAGCAGAGCATCTCGTAACTCTTGCTAATGCAGATCTCAACGCTAATGAGACTCAGAGTGACGATGCGATTGCAGCAGACGTTCAGAACATCATTACTATCTCTGCACAACCTGCAGATGCATCTGTAACAGCACCTGCAACAGGAACCTTCTCGGTTACTGCATCGGTTACAACTGGTACAGGTACAATTGCATATCAGTGGCAACTCAGCACAGACAGCGGTGCTACGTTCTCTGATATCTCTGGTGCAACATCTGCTTCTTACACAACTCCTGCAACAACTGCTGGAACTCTTGACGAGAACGGATATCAGTACAGAGTTAAACTCACCACTGATACAGGTGCTGCTGAAGTAGTCTCTACTGCTGCTACCCTAACCGTTGCATGATAAATGAAATTTGATGAATTGAATCAGGACAATTGGGTTCTGTTTGCTATTAAAAATTATGATAATCCTCAGTCAGTTACATACTCTGACTTTGAAGAGGACATAAAGAAGTTCAAATATATTAAAAGACTCCTCCGTAGACATCAAACTACGGGGGAGTTTAAAAAACATTTGATATTAAACCATATCATTTGCTTGTATAATATATTTGGAGATGCGGCAACTCCACTTTTATTCTTTAAGTTGGAGAAAACTTACTGGTCTGTCCTGAAAGCGTTCTTACTCTTTTTGGATAGACTTCCCCCATCACTAAATAATGATATAGATGAAGAGTGTTTAAAGGAATTGAATCTGATATGAAAGACATTTCAGAAATGGTTGCAGGAGACGGTAGTGGTTTATCAATGCCACCCGCTTTTGTATTTGTAAATCCCAGACAACATCGTCGCTATAAAAAAGGCAACCAAGATAAGGTTGATGGGCGTACCTCAGGTGCCCGTGCTCTCATGTCTCGCATTAATCGTAGAAAAATGAAAGAAGAATTAGAAAATACTATTTCTGAAGCTGCTCCCTCGGAGACTGAGAGAGCACAAAAGCAAATCGGTCAGATGAAAAAACTGAACCGTCAAAAGGATCTTCAGAAAAAGCGTGATGAAGCTAAGAAGAAGATGCAAAACAAGACCAAGGAGATGGACACCTTGATGAAGGCACGTCTTCAGGACTTTAAAAAGAAAGCAACTTCACAAACGAAGAAGCTTTCTAAGATGAACAACTCTGTAGAATTTGAAAGTGGTGAAAACATTATGGAAAACCAAGATGTAGTACAGGTTGCACTGGATGTAGCAACCAGCGAACTCAATCCTAGCGGCGAAGCATCTTTCGCAAAGATCCAGTTCGGTGATGGTTCAACTCAGAACCTAGATAACTTCTCAGCAAAGCGTATTGCTGCTTGTTATGCTCAGCTAGATGACACGCACAAGCAACAGTTCCAGTACATGCTGAACAAAGACGCTTCTACGTATCAATCTGCTCTTGACTTTGCTATTCGCAATGTCTGATCATGGCATTCGGTCTTGGTAAATTAGCAGTTTTAGAAAGTAAACTGAACATTTATGAAGATCTCTCCAAAGAGATGCTTGACAAACTTGAGAGAGCGGTAACAACCATCTCAGACAATAGTAACAAGATTGCTATTGTATTGGAGCGTCATGAAAATCGCTTAGATGATAACGAAAAATCCGATCAACTCATCATCAAAATGATGGAGGAGATGAAGGTTCAGGAAGAAAAGAACCATAAAATTCTTCACGATAGAATTGATCGTATTCAAAAGAAAGTAGACACCAATGCTAAGTTTGTAATTGGTGCTGGTGCTGTGCTTGCCACCCTTGTGGCAGTGTTACAAGTGGTCCCACCTGTCATTAAACTCTTGACTCCTCAGGCATCCGCTGTTAGTATGCATACAGTGACGATGCCTGTTAGTGAGTTATCTTGACGTTAAGTACATACAACTAGTATCCTCTCGCCTTACTCTCTTCACCCGTAAGAAGGTAGACCTGTATAATTTCAGGTGTCCTTACTGCGGTGACTCTCAGAAGAGACGTAACAAGGCGAGGGGATACTTTTTTAAGGTCAAGAATGACTTCGTGTTTAAGTGCCATAATTGTGGTATGGGCAGAACGCTGTCAAATTTTTTAAAGGATCAAGACACACATCTCCATGATCAATATGTTATGGAGAAATTTAAAGATGGTAGGACTGGCAAGGGAACTACTGTACCCAATCCTAAATTTGAATTTAAAGAACCGAAATTTGTAAAACGTGATACAGGTCTAGAGAAAATTTCTGACCTAAATATTTCTCACCCAGCGAGAGAATATCTTGAACAACGAGGCATCAAAAATCTAGATTACTTCTATTATTGTCCTAAGTTTAAGGCTTGGACAAATGAACAAAAGCAGATGTTTGATAACCTCAGGCAAGATAGTGCTCGCATTATTATCCCATTCCGAGACAAACAAGGCAACCTATTTGGATACCAAGGCAGATCGCTAGCCCCTAAGGCAAAACTAAGATACATCACGATCATGCTGGACGAGGAACAACCCAAGATATTCGGATTGGATAAGGTAAAAGAAGACAAACCAATTTACATTGTAGAGGGACCATTTGATGCGACCTTCTTGGAAAACTCAGTTGCTATGGCTGGGTCCGACGCTGATGTTCGGACGTTTGGTTGGAGCAATTATATTTGGATATTTGATAATGAACCACGCAACCGAGAGATCGTCGCCAGAATCTCCAAAGTCATTGACCGAGGAGATAAGGTAGTCATTTGGCCAAAGAAAATACAACAAAAGGACATCAACGATATGGTCCTTGCTGGACTTGACGTTCAGAATGTGGTAGACTCTAATGTCTATTGTGGATTAGAAGCAACTCTTAAATTTAACGATTGGAAAAAAGTATGAGCAACGGTCACGGTACAAAAGTTCGCAAGCGTAATGGGTCTGTGGAACCCCTGAACCTAGACAAAATCCATAAAATGGTTGATGAGGCATGTGAAGGTCTAGGCAGTGCTGTAAGCGCCTCACAGGTGGAGATGAACTCGGGTATTCAATTCTATGACGGCATCACTACAGCAGAGATTCAGGAGATCCTGGTGCGCTCTGCGAGTGATCTGATCTCCTTGGACTCCCCTAACTATCAATTCGTGGCAGCACGTCTGCTGCTCTTTGGACTCAGGAAGCAGGTGTTTGGACCTGAGTGGGTCAAGGGTCATCCATCTGTACATGAACACGCCAACAACTGTGTTACAAGAGGTGTATATGACGAATCAATCTTGGGTAAATACTCTATGGAAGAGTGGGACAAGATTGATAGTTGGATTGATCATAGTCGTGACATGCTATTCACTTATGCAGGTCTACGTCAGGTCGCTGATAAGTACCTCGTGCAAGATAGAAGCAGTGGTCAAGTATATGAAACTCCACAATACATGTACATGATGATTGCGGTAACGCTGTTCCAAGATTATACAGAAGATCGTCTCTCATATGTCAAACGATACTACGACGCAATCAGCAAACACAAAATCAACATTCCCACACCTATCATGGCGGGAGTGCGAACTCCACTGCGACAATTTGCTAGCTGTGTCCTTATTGATAGCGATGACACCCTCAATAGTATCTTTAGCTCTGATATGGCTATTGGCAGATACGTTGCACAAAGGGCGGGAATCGGCATCAACGCAGGCAGAATCCGTGGCATCAACGCTAAAATCCGAGGCGGAGAAGTTCAGCACACAGGTGTTGTTCCATTCCTCAAAAAATTTGAGGCGACTGTCAGATGCTGCACTCAAAATGGCATACGAGGCGGAAGCGCGACTGTCCACTTCCCAATCTGGCACCAGGAAATAGAGGACATTCTCGTCCTTAAGAATAACAAAGGCACTGAGGATAACCGAGTTCGTAAACTAGATTATTCAATTCAACTCAGCAAACTTTTCTATGAACGTTTCATCAACAACGAAGACATCTCCCTCTTCAGTCCGCACGACGTTCCTGGTTTGTACGATGCTTTTGGCACTCCTGAATTTGATGATCTCTATCGTCAGTATGAACTTGATGGATCAATTCCAAAACGATCTATCGGCGGTCAAGAACTTATTCTGGCACTCCTAAAGGAGAGAGCAGAGACTGGTCGTATTTACATTATGAATATTGACCATTGCAACTGGCACTCCTCGTTCAAGGATAAGGTGAACATGTCTAATCTCTGCCAAGAGATTACACTTCCCACCACTCCTTTGGAACACATTGATGGTGAAGGTGAGATTGCTCTCTGCATTCTCTCTGCTGTCAACGTAGGTAAGATTAATCGTCTTGAAGAACTAGAGAACCTTTGCGACCTTGCTGTACGTGGTCTGGAAGAACTGATTGACTATCAGAACTATCCAGTGAAGGCAGCAGAAATTAGCACCAAAGCACGTCGTTCTTTGGGAATTGGATTCATTGGTCTGGCACATTATCTCGCTAAGAATGGTGCTAGTTATGATGATCCTAAGGCATGGTCAATGGTTAATGATCTTGCAGAATACTTCCAGTTCTATCTTCTCCAGTCTTCAAATAAACTGGCACAGGAGAAAGGCAGGTGCGAATATTTCTATCGCACCAAGTATGCTGACAACATTTTCCCAATTGATACATACAAGCGAGATGTTGACGAGTTCTGTGGAAACGGATTGAATTGTGCTTGGGATAATTTACGGGCTGACATCAAGAAATACGGACTGCGACACAGCACACTGTCCGCACAAATGCCTTCAGAGAGCAGTTCCGTTGTGTCAAATGCCACAAACGGAATTGAACCTCCTAGAGGATACATGTCCGTTAAGAAGAGTAAGAAGGGACCCCTTAAGCAGATTGTTCCGCAGTATACTACGCTGAAGAACAACTACACATTGCTATGGGACATGAAAGACAACGATGGATACATCAAAGTTGTTGCTGCTATGCAGAAGTATTTTGATCAGGCAATTTCTGGCAACTGGAGTTACAATCCAGAGAACTATGACAACAACGAGGTTCCAGTTTCTGTCATGGCAGGCGATCTTCTGAAGACCTACAAGTATGGTTGGAAGACTTCTTATTATCAGAACACATATGATATTAAGAGTGATGAACCACAACTAACAGAGGAGAAGAGAGACGAAATCCAAGACCTACTTACTCAAATTTTAGACACCGAGGAGGAAGATTGTGACAGCTGCAAAATTTAGAACTAGTGAACCGATGCGTAGCAAAGTAGAAGGGATGACGGTGTTCAACACCACCCAGTTAGACAGCACAAAACAGAAGATGTTCTTCGGACCCCCTCTGGGGGTTCAGAGATATGATAAGTTCAAGTATCCTGTGTTTGATAAACTGACGCAGCAACAACTAGGATATTTCTGGCGTCCTGAAGAGGTATCTCTTCAGAAAGATCGTGCTGATTACCAAGTTCTAAATGATGCTCAGAAACACATTTTCACGTCAAACCTTAAGTACCAAATTCTCCTTGACAGTGTACAAGGTCGTGGTCCTGGTATGGCTTTCATGCCTTACTGCAGCCTACCCGAGCTTGAGGGTGCCATGAATATCTGGCAGACTATGGAGATGGTCCACAGTCGCTCCTACACCCACATCATTAAAAATGTGTATGCTGATCCCTCAGAAGTTTTTGACAAGATCCTAGACGACGAGAAGATCCTTTCACGGGCAAAGTCTGTTACTCATGCTTATGATGAGTTCCTACGAGCAGCACAGGAGTGGGGTGCTGGGAGAATGTGGGAACATGAACTTGATGGTGTTCCTCTAGCGCAGAACGAACTCTATGAACTTAAGAGAAAACTCTACCGAGCAGTTGCTAATGTCTACATCCTTGAAGGCATTAGATTCTACGTCTCGTTTGCTTGCTCTTTCGCCTTTGGCGAACTTAAACTACTGGAGGGATCTGCGAAGATCATCGGACTTATTGCCAGAGACGAAAGTCAACATATGACTATCACTCAGAACATTCTGAACAAGTGGGCAGCAGGTGACGATCCTGTGATGGTACAAATTGCTAAGGAAGAGGAAGAGAATGTATACAATATGTTCAGGCAGTGTGTTGAAGAAGAAAAACTTTGGGCGGAGTATCTGTTTAAAGATGGTTCTATTATTGGTCTTAACGACAAACTCTTGGCTAAGTATGTTGAGTGGACTGCCAATAGACGTTTGAAGTCCATCGGACTTAAGGCAATCTTTGACACTCCTATCAGCAACAACCCTCTGCCCTGGACAGAGCACTGGTTGTCCTCTAAGGGTATGCAAGTTGCTCCTCAGGAAACTGAGGTTGAGTCTTATCTAATCGGGAGTATCAAGCAAGATGTTAAGAAAGATACGTTCGCTGGTTTCCAGCTATGACGAAAGATTCTTTGCCTGGTTGGAAGGTAAAAGCTCTCCAAGATCCGAACGTGAGCACTCGCCACGCGAGGATCGTGATGGACGGACCCAAGTCTCTCAGCGAGGCGTGGGTCCTAAGCGCCATGCGCCTCAAATACCAGATCCTTGGGACTGACTAAATAATGGAGATTGTATTATGAGCATGTGGCAAAGGATAAGGAGTATTCAAGTCCCTGGCAATATATGGGCACCGATTTTGACGGGAGCCTTATTGGGGACAACTATGGTTTTGTTTACAAGATTACCTGTAGCACCACCAACCGTTCGTACATCGGAAGAAAGTATTTCTGGCAAAAACGAAAGCCTAGAAATACTGGTGGAACTACCAAACGGAGAAAAGTTACGTCTGAGAGCAACTGGAGGAACTACTTCGGAAGTTCTGATGAACTTAAGGCGGATGTTGCAAAGTTTGGACGGGACGCTTTTACTAGAGAGATCCTCTCACTCCACAAAACCCCTGGGCGTGTCAACTATGAGGAGACCCGCCAGCTCTTTCTTCATGATGTCCTGACTGAGAGCTTGACGGATGGCACCCCTGCCTTCTATAATAGCAACATCCTCGGGCGGTACTACCGCAAGGATTATTTTGAGTCGTGTGAAGGATCAAATCCTTGTGACGAATGATGAGTTCTGTTAATTTAATGATCAAAAAATTTCTGCCACTTGCGTTGGCAACATCTCTCCCCGTTTCTGCTTGTGCTGCTACATCGGTTGATGTAAGCGTCAATGAAGAAAAGGCAGTGCCAATTGAAGTGGTGAGAAAGACTTGGAAGTGCCCTGGATGTAATACCAATGAAAAATACGTCCTTGAAAAACTCCAAGAGAAAACCAGAATCTCAGATCGCAATGCTCTTGCTACGATCATGGGAAACATTAAGTCTGAAAGCAACTTCCATCCCAACATTTGCGAAGGAGGGGCTAGAGTTCCTTACAACGCTTGCCATAGTGGGGGTTATGGTCTTATTCAATGGACCTCAGTAGGACGCTACCGAAACCTCGGTAAGTTTGCTACTAAATATGGTTATGATCCCTCATCGCTTGAGGGTCAGACGGCATACATGATCAACGAAAGTGTCTTCCAACGCTACCTTCCTGAATTTGAAGGTCCTGGTAAGACAGTTGATCAATACATGGTTGCTGCATACTATTGGTTGGGTTGGGGTATCAAAGGATATCGTCAACACTACG